TAATGGAGAATACTACATTGAATTAACTGGTAGTTACCTAAATAATTCAAAATATGTCAGAATAAAACAAGTGTTATCCCCAACTCCAAACTATTTAGACAATAATGGAGTAGCAAAACCACAATATACAGGTTCTATCCCAACAGTTGGTAGTGGATCTTTTGGTGGTGCTGAAGGAAGCAACATACCAACTGGGAACGCTGCTAATTTCTACGAAAATATATCAGATGCAGATACACAAGGTCTAGATGCATCAGATTATGAAGAATCAATAATGCTATTAGCTAATAAAGATTCATATAAATTTAATTTCATTACAGTCCCTGGATTAATAGGTCATAATTCATTCACTAACCATTTCAATGTAATTAATACAAAATTAATTCCTATGGTTACTGAACGTGGAGATACAATGACTATTATAGATGCAGCTGAATATAATCAAACTATAACATCAGTAGTAAACGCAGCATCTGCTTTTGACACATCATTTGTATCAACTTATTGGCCATGGGCTCAAACCGTTGATCCATCAACTGGTCAAAACATTTGGGTTCCGGCTTCCACTTTAATCCCTAGCGTATACATGGCTAGTGATTCTGTATCATACCCATGGATAGCACCTGCAGGTACTAATAGAGGAATCATGTCTAATGTAACCCGTGTAGAACGAGTAATAACCCAATCTGGAAGAGATACATTATATGAAGCTAACATCAACCCACTAGCAACCCTTCCAGGATATGGTGTAGTAGTATATGGGCAAAAAACATTACAAAAGAAAAAAACTGCATTAGATAGAGTAAACGTTAGACGTTTATTAATCGAATTAAACAACTACATTGATCAAATAGCACAATCATTAGTATTTGAACAAAATGATTCCTCAACACGAAATGAATTTTTATCTAGAGTAAACCCATATTTATCTAATATTCAACAACAACAAGGTTTATATGACTTTAATGTTGTAATGGATGATACAAATAATACACCAACAATAATAGACAATAATCAATTAGTAGGTCAAATATACATTCAACCAACTAAGACATCTGAATTCATATTATTAGAATTTAATATATTACCAACAGGAGTAACTCTTTAACCTAAGTCATTCGAATTTACATAACCAATAATATATTTATAATTAAAATTAAACAATGGGAAACTTTTCAATCTCTCCAGGAGTAACATTAAATGAACTAGATAACTCATACTTATCAGGCCAACCTATCCAAGTAGGAGCAGCTATAATCGGCCCAACAGTAAAAGGCCCAGTTGAAGTTCCAACAATAGTTACATCTTATTCCGAATATAAAAATGTATTTGGAGATATCGTCACTAGCGGAAGTGACGTTTATTCATACTTCACATCAATTGCCGCGTACAATTACTTTAACTACGGAGGTCAATCATTGTTAGTTGCTCGTGTTGTATCTGGTTCATATGCCCCTGCAACATCATCAATTATTGGAGATGATTCATCTTATGTATTTGATGGATATGTTAGTTCATCATATGTAACTGGAGGTGGAGTAAATATTTTCCAACTTGAAACATTAAGTGAAGGTATTAACATGAATAATGATGTTACAGGTGCATCTGGAAGTTTAACTTTAGGTACTGAAGACAACATTCGTTTCGAAATTACGTCACCAAATACTTCATCAGGTACATTTAATGTAGTTGTTCGTAAAGGTAACGATAAAACAAATAAGAAAGTAATCCTTGAGTCATTCAATGGTGTAAATTTAGATCCAAAATCAACAAACTACATTGCACGTGTAATTGGAGATACTAAATTAAACTACAACCCATCAACATTACAAATGGAAATGAGTGGTTCTTACCCTAACATGTCAAAATACATTCGTGTAGCAGCTGTTAACGTAACAACCCCAGATTACTTAGATACAAATGGTCAACCAAAAGCAGGATATGCTGCAAAATTACCTGTTGCTCAACAAGGTGTTTTTGGAGGTGCTGCAGGTATAATCAAAGGTGGTGCTAATTTCTACGATACAATCAATTCATCAAATACACAAGGTTTAGTTGCAGACAACTATACTAATATGATTAACTTATTGTCAAATAAAGACGAATACAGATTCAACATATTAACAACACCAGGATTAACTAACGATTTACATACATCAACAATTTCTACTATCATCACCAATACACAAAACCGTGGAGATAACTTATATATAGTTGATTTAACTGACTATAACTCAACAGTAGGTGAAGCAGTTGCTCAAGCACAAACTCGAGACAATTCATACGCTACTGCTTATTGGCCATGGTGTAACATGATAGACCCAGCAACTGGAAAATATGTATGGGTTCCAGCATCAACATTAATTCCTGGAGTATATGCAAACAATGATAAAATTTCAGCTCCTTGGTTCGCACCAGCAGGTATTAATAGAGGTGGTTTAACTAATGTAACTCGCGCTCAATATAAATTATCTCAAGCACAAAAAGATGAATTGTATGAAGCCAATGTTAATCCATTAGCAACAATGCCATCTGTGGGTGTTGCTATATTTGGACAAAAAACATTACAAAAAGGAACATCAGCTTTAGATAGAGTAAACGTTAGACGTTTATTAATCGAATTAAAAGGATATATCGGACAATTAGCAGACAATATCGTATTTGAACAAAATACAGAACGTACTCGTTCATTATTCCTATCTAGAGTTAACCCATACTTAGAAAACATCCAGCAAAAACAAGGTCTATATGCCTTTAGAATCATTATGGATGATACTAATAATGGACCAGATGTTATTGATAGAAACCAATTAGTAGGTCAAATCTATATACAACCAACTAAAACAGCAGAATTCATTTCACTTGATTTCATAGTATTACCAACTGGTGCAGAATTTCCTGGGTAAAAATTGAAAATGTAAATACATGATAAAAATGGGGGCGATTATTCGCCCCCTTTATGTTTCCAAACATACTTTATATTTCCACAATCCCATATCCGCTTATATCCATTGGCTAGCATATTCTCGTATTCGGTTTGATTTTCATCAAACACATCCAATAATTTACTTAATTTATGCTTTTGGCACACCATACGGCTCAATATTTTGTGTTGCTTCCAATACACATATGATGGTGATGTATTCGCAACAAAATCAAACCCTAACCCCTCGTACAATTTACCCGTAAAAAATCTACGGTCAGCGAAACTAATTATATCTTTTTTATCCGGGTTGTGGTGTTTAATGAAATATGTAAACAATTTAGATGCACCACCAATCACATTAGTATATAGTTTATTGCAAAACCTTACCATCTCTAATTCACCCGAATCTTTTTTAAACCTGTTTTGTCCAAACGTCATTACTGATATTAATTCGTCATCGTGATATAAACCCAACGATGTAGAGGCATGAGTGTATCCTTGTATGTGATTATCATTTAGAAATTGTTTTATTTCCTTCGTGTTATTTATTTCCTTAATTTTACATTTTCGTGCGTATACTTTGTCTATGTTTAACCCCATACGATTTTGCAATATGGACTTAACTATTGGCTTTTTATATAACCATTCATAATCCATCACGTGAATGAGATCTATACCAGCTTCAATGCATTTTTCCGTTTTATACAGGTGGTAATCTCTATACTTACCCATAGAATCGGAATGCCAGTACGCACCATTAACCTCTACAGCCAATTTCATACTGGGAATATATATGTCGATTTCATTTTTATTCGGTAATATATCTCTTCTATTCCCGTGTATATAATCAATACCAATAAATTCAGCTATGTAGTGCATCATTTCATCTTCAATTAATGAATATCCACTATAGCTGGAGCATTTGCATGTGGGGAGGTATCCATTGCATAATTGGACGTAGGATGTCTTCTCACACTTCAAACATTTAAAACCGAATGTGTTCTGGAACATATGATTCAGTTTATTATCAATCATATATTCAGCATCAAACAATGGTTCCATCAATGTAGCCTTACAATACGCTAGTATTTTATCGTATTTAACATCTACAAAATTAGTTCTATCCATCTGTCTACCTTTTAATGCTTTGGATATTTTGCTAGATATTTCTGGATTTTGGTTAGCAATTTCACTACCGTATCTCTCCACTATTGTGTCAACCGCTTTCTGTTTAAATTCGGGTACTAAAAACGGGTTATCCACCCCATATTTATCCATTAAATTCTTCTTGTATGTTTCTTGTACTTGTGGGCTGCGGAACGCTATTTCATCTCCATATTTCTCCAAACATGTCTGTTTTCGTTTATCCAACCACGATCGATCAATCCCTTTATATTTTTGGGCGCATG